CGTCTTCTACATACTCACCCTTCGCCACCAAGTCCATAATGTCCTTGCGACTCTTTAGTAAGCTCTTATCTCTATCATCTTGCTGTTTAAGAAGTTCGACATTAATTTGCGAAAACAAATCTGCCTTATCCTTTGCAACTTTTAGTTCCTTGGCCTGTTCTGCCAATTCTTGACCTTTCTTAGTCTGGCTCTGATTAGTTTGATAGCCTTTAACAAGCTCTTCTAATGTAACTTCTGATTCTTCTCCGTCAACTTTAACGGGAACCATAAAGTCCATATCTAGCTCGCCTTCTTCCTCTTCCTCAGTTTCATCATCAAGGGTAGATTCTTCATCATCCTTGGATTCTTCCTCGTCTTCGGTGGCATCATCTTCATCTTCATCAACATTTTCAGCGTCCTCGTCAGCTTGGTCTTCTTCTTCGCCTTCAAGTTCTTCTGTGTCCTCGTCCTCGCTCGGGGTAGATGCTTCGTCCTGTTCATCATAAGCTGGTTGTAGTGTTCCACTTTCAACTGCTTTATCTAATAAACTATCAATTGCATCATCCATTGCGCCTTCAAATACTGAATCATTCGTGTTTGCATCATCGGCTGAGCCGGTAGAATTTTCACTCATAATTTAAGTTCTCCTTTTTGTTAAAGAGAGTCTTGAACAACTCTCACTTCTCTCATCAAGGGTTCTTCAAGAACCTCTATTTCTTTTTATCTTTTGGGATTCTAGCTTGGATTTTATCAACAAGATTAATCATATCTAAGCATGAAGACGCATTTGTCCTAACATAGGATGCACCAATACTCATATCATTAATCATTACCGAAATAATCGACTCTAAATTCTCAATAGCTTTTCTTTCTCTACTCATCATCATCTCCTTCTAGCTCACGAGTTTTATTAGTTTTCGCTGTAACTGCTCTCTCTATGTTAGCTTGAACTGCCCCTAGCGAAACCGCTTGGTGATAGATAAATTCTCTTGCTTGGGTTTCGTGATGTTTAGTCTCAATCCAAGCCTTGAATAAATCATTCATCAAGTCTTCATATACGAATGTCATTGTGTCTTTTAAATCTTCACAACCCCATCCTTTCTCCAGAACCCTTTGGGCGTCATCGTAAGGGGTCACCTTTTTAGGTTTCCCCTCGACGCTTTTGTGTCCGGGAGTACGTTTATAGTTCATCTCTCAACGTCTCCTTTTAACTACTTATTGTTGTGGCTCTTGACCAGCTTGCTGCTGTTGGGCGGCTTGCTGTTTCATTTGCTCATGCTCAGCCTGTCTCTTCTCGTTACCTTCCGTGTCTGTATAAAGAGTTGGAAAGTCTAGTGGTACAGTTTTGATTGGAGGTGTTCCAGCTTGAACAGCCTTAATCTCCAACTCAGCCCACTTACGATTTGATTCATCCTGCGCTTCTAGTAATTGCCTCTTGTTGTCAATCTTCTTATTGTCAACTTCAGCCTTAACCAAACTAATGTTTGCTGTGATGGTCTTCATCTCAAGCTCTTTAGCCTGTTGTGCACCTTGCGCCTCTTGATCGATTTGCTTCTGAACAAGATCCATTGTCTGCTGGTCTTCAGGGTCAACGAAGTAATCCAGCGGGTCAAAGCCCATTGAGTTAATCATTTGAGTTCCTAAGTTCATAGCAGCCTGAGGAGAAATATACTTTCTAGCCTCTGGGTCTTGTGCCATCATAGGTAATAGCTCAGCCACTTTCCCAAGCTTTTGTTGCAGGGAAGAGTTTGAGTTTTCACCAAGATTGGCTTGAATATCCAAATCCATATTTGAAGGTATTCTTTGCAGATCCAAAGGAGAGATGGACGCATAACCGGCTTCGGTTTTATACATCATATCTTCTTTAATATTCTGCTTCATTTCTTTAAGAAGACCTCTACACAAGTCTTTAAGACCTGTCTCCATAAATCTTCTAGCTATATGTTCGATACGAATTTGAGCTGCTGATTGAGCTTGTGCTGTCTTCTCTGCTGAGTTTCCAGAAACATATAGTGCGTCATTAAGACCCATAGATGCTTTTGTTAATCCAGTAGCTTGCTCTTTCTGCAACTGTAAGAATTCTAACATACCTTGTGTCCCAGAGCTGATAGGCTCAGGGTTTAGTTGTTGAACAGAGTTTACAGGTGTACCATTCGTAGCGATAATTTGCTTAGGAACAGGGTTCTGTAAAGCTGCGAAGTCAACAACATTAGGATCTGCTAATGTTCTTCCGTAGTTACCATAATAAACATTCTCAACGAATCCACGCATGATAGCTGTAGTAGCTTGCATTTGTGGGCGGACCATATCTGATAAAGATAGTCCAAAGTGTTCGTGAGGCACTTCAATAGGGTTCAGGTCAGCCACAGGGATGTATGAGACATCTTCTTCTAAAAGGATATCTTCACCAGCTTTGATAACATGCTTTAATTCAGCAATACCATCACCATCTCTGTCCGATCTAATCCAGCACTCGATAACTTCTACAATAGTATTGGCTTCCTCGTCTTCTTCTTCATAACCAAGGTTTTCAATACCAGTAGCGTCTCTACGTGAGAACTTCTCAGAGGACCAATGACTGCCTCTTGAAGATTCTGCGTTTTCGCCTAGTTCGCTTAGATCCTTTTTGAACTCAGGAAACATTTGTCTAATCTCTGAATGAGACAACTCAGTTACCTTTCCAATAAACGAGGCACTTTGAATGCTCGTTGCCGACCTGTTGATTAAGAATGTCTCAGGAGGAATGGCATCGAAAGTCACTCTAGACTTATCTACCTTTCTTCTTAGTCGGACATTCTGATAGACGATCTCAGGGTTCTCAGGGTTAATTTCTTCGCTGATTTCCAGTTCGCCCACTATCTCAACGTTTGAGTCCGCAAGGAGTTCGTCAAGAACAGCCTCAGGAATCTCATCGTACTCTTCTATTTCATAATCTGCTGCCTCTTCCCATATCCAGCTAACCGTTCCGTTTCCATATAATAATGAAGATTTGATCCAAGTGTTAATAATTCTCCAACCATCGTTCTTATTAAAGATACAGTAGTTAACTATGTCTGATGCTGTTTTGGCATCATGGATGTCTCTAGCTGTCGCAGACCTAGGTATAAAATTTGCTAATTTATTGTTATCTAGTAATAGCTTTACTAGCAAGGACGTATACCCCTCGATAATCTCAACAGTATCCGAGGATACAATTTTTGATACGCCTTGTGGTGCTAAATCACCCCTAGGGTCCATAGTATATTCGTATGTAGAACTTTCTCGCTTTTTAGAGAGGTCTGATGACCCCGTAGCTCCGCCTACACTATTCCTTACCTTTGAGTCAATTGATGCTAACAATTCCTCGTCGGTTATTTTTGAGTGATCCATTCTCTCTCGCTCCTTTAAATCCAGTTAGTTTCTATCTGGGTTGAATAGTTATTTGATTCCCCGAACGAAAACGCTCGGTTTGTTAATGCATGTCCATGTGTTCTCCATGCTTCGCAGCATATAGCTAAAGCCATAACTGTGTCGTCATAGTGTCCGGGTGCTGCTGTCATTTTTTGATTATCTCCAACGAGTATATAGTTTCTAAGCTCGTCGAGAATAATTTGACTCGGGATGTTTATATCATAATCCTTAATAAGCGATTGTAAGTTTGATATGATTGGAGTCTTTGAAGCAGATGTTGTTCTAAAACCTAAAGATGTAACATCAGATGCTTGCCTTATGTTGGCAGTTTTCTTTTGCTGGTATATCGATGGGTAATTCATGCTGAACAACTGTTGTAATGTTGCAAGACCTATTGAGTTGCTCTCACAGGCCAAAAGACAGTTATGATACCATCTTCCTAGGTAGAATAAAACTTGACCGAAGTAAACAGGGTCGATCTTATTATTCCTGTACATGGCAACAATATTTCTATCGCTGTCCATTACCACTGCTACACTGTAGTCTCCTCCGACACCACCTGCGACGTCTGCACCTATTAGGTACTTACTATCTCTGGCTGGTGGCTCCCACACACTTAGGTGACCGTCCTCATTCTCATCGAACGAAGCGTACTCTCTATTGAAAGCTCTAAGCGAAGCATATGGTGTTGATATGTACTTCTTAATTGCCTCCATATCAAACACGTTTGATCCCGATTGGATGAAGGATTCTTCAGCCGTGAAGGGATATTCTTGTTTAAATGTAGAGGTTGATGTTTCAGATATTTTTATTCGTCTCCAGAAAATTTGCCCATCTGTAAGGGACCATTGTTCTTTTAACTTCTTTTCATCTAAAGTCATCTCTAAATCGTCAGGAACTTCAAGCGTATATTCATCTTGAAGATACCAAGGAACAAATAATGGGGTGAATTGTCCTTCCCCTTTCTCAGCCTTATTCCATAGATCGTAGTAAACACCTTGAGCACCATTAGAGGTGCTATTAATAATAATGATTGTTCCTTTTGCTGTAGATATTGACTGGAAAAGACCAGCCATAACTTTCTCTGCATTTTGGAAGAAAGCTGTTTCGTCACACAGAAGAGCTGTATTAGTTGTTCCTCGTCCGGGATTGTCTGCACCGGCTGTAAAACATCTATACATACTCTTGTTGTCTTCAAACTTCATCTCTCTTTTATTAGCTTGAGAGAGTATGGGCTTTAATTCCTGAGGAAGGTTTTCCCAAAAGGTTTGTGACATACTAAAAATACTTTCTGTTGTTGGCTTGTCTAAGGAAATAATAACAGACCGAGTAGATTCAAAGAATAAAGACCTGTGGAAGATAAGAGCTGAGGATATTGTACTAAATCCTGCCTGTCTATACTTGGCGATAATCATCCTTACCCTACCAGTATTCTTCATCTGTCTAACAAACTCTGCAACAACTAATTCCTGTGCCTTATTAACTGTAAGCTTTATCTTACCCTGTGAGGGGTCTTTAGGATATATCCACAAACATTCGTTTATAAACTTTAATGGGTCGTCCTTGTAAAGCTTCCAAGACTCTCTCCTCTGCATCTCTAGCAACAACTCTTGAGGGTCATGTTTCATAATAATACTCCTACTTATCGTTTCCTACCAATCTTAATACTTCTGTACGAATCTCATCGTCTGACATTGCTTTAACATCTTGAAGTGTAGCTTTAGTATCCGCAGTAGTTTCAATAAACTTATTAGCCTCAACGATAACCTTAAGTGCCAATGCATCACCAGCTGTAGTTTCTTGAGCAAATTGACGTCTTGCAATCTCCATCATCATTTCAGCAGGGCTTAATCCATCACCCCTAGTAATAGCTTCTAAAACTCCAGTTATTTTATTTCTTGAACCTTTAGGTCTTCCCGCAGGATTTCCAGACACCCCTTCGGACCATCTGTTCTTTATTTGACCCTCTGTAGGATTTGTATCTCTATCAATCTGTGCTTGCGTTCTAGACCTTTTAGCACTCTTAACAATAAGGTTGCCATCTAATCCTTTGTGGACTGCATCCCTTATCTGATCCGCAATCTTATCACTAATATTGTAATCAGGTTTATCATGTTTTCTAGGCATATAGCCTCCTTTACTTTCTAGAAATTTAAGTTATATTAGGAACCATACAAATCTGCTAAGTCTCCGAAGATCTTAACTTTCCCTGTATGTTCTTACGCAACCAGCTGTTGCATCCACCAGACCGCTAAGTTTGGGTTAGGGTGCGAACGGGCTCTGTGAGAGACCTGTATGGTTTCTAATTTAACCTATTAGTATTGTTAGTATTGTTAGTATTGTTGGTGCTGTTCTGACGTTTGGTACCTTTCGTCGTTTGTGAGTTATCTATATAATTGATGGGGGACGAATAGATTCCACACCCCCCTTAACTCCCAGAGGTCGTATATAGTACGATCGATGACTAACAGGACGGATGGCGGCTTATAGGTACACACAGTACTTTAAGATCACACTGCTCCCAAAGGTCGCATGATACATATAGGTACAGATGGGTACTGTGGGTACATTGTGGGTACATTATCACCATAAGGTACACTGTATTCGCTGAGTTACTGTAGGGATCATGGTGTACTGATGGTGCGTGTGGTGTACGTATGTTTAACCCCAAGGGTACTCAATGGTACATACATTGTACATACATTGTACATACAAGCACACTCAAGTACACTAAGTACACTCAGTGTCTTTGCTTCCCAAAGGTCAGCTTATAGTACACGAAGAGCTTATCATACTCAATGTTTCAATAGGTATCTATGGCATCAGAGGAAGATGGACATATTCATCTCTCAGATACATATAGATACTGGGTGACCCATTGTGGTAGTGTGAGCTTTTAACAGCTCGTCCCTATTGCGCCTACCTTGTGTGAGTCTGGGTCGTAACTCTAAAAGGCGCTCAAGAAAATAATTTATTCTCTATAACCCGTAGGACGAGAATAGATCTAATAATTTAATAATAATATAAGGAAATACAATGAACACATATAAAGCAATTACACAGGTAGAAGAGAACTATGGCGATGCAACTAACCCTGTATGGAAGTACAAGTTTGGTCAGGAGATTGTTGTTGAGGCTGGCACTGAGGACGAGGCTTACCACATGGTTGAGGCTATGTGTGGTGTTGGGTCTTCGATGTTCATGGAGTGGGTTGTCTGTGTTGACTTCCTCTCTGAGGATGTTAAGGCTTGGGATAGTCTTGAGTGTGCGTATGGTTTTGCTGGTGGTAGCAAGGGTGTGCGTGGTGGTCATATTTAGAGTAAGAGTCGATACTATTGGACTGAGACCCAGTAGTATCTATCGTTTACTTTAAGCACGGAGGTGCATTGTGTTACATAGAGAAAGAGAAGAAAGAGCGTTACAACAAGCTAAATGTGCGTTTGATAAGTACAGATCTTGCACTAGTCATTCAGCACACATAGCTGCCTATATTGACTTTGTATTTGGAGTCAAAGGCTCGTATACAAGGAAACATAAGCAGTCTGGCCTGTATGGGTTAGAGCATGAGTTGTAGAGTAAGAGTCAAGGCTATTCATAGAGTAGCCTTTATCGTTTACTTTAAGCACGGAGGTGCAAATTGTTAGAAGAAAGCTATGAAATGACAGGTGCAACACACCATGAGTCGGGCGAATCCTTAATTGAGTTTAAGGTGTTTAATCCTAAGTGGATTAAGGAACTTGATAGTTCACCAAAGAGACGCGTTGCGTTTCGTAAATGGTTCATGAAAGAAGAGCCATACACACAGTCCTTTAAGATGACTAAGATCTGGCCTAATGGCAAGTCTCAGCCAGCTATTTATAAGTTCATATGTTCAATGAACTTTGGGATTGGATAGAGTAAGAGTCGAGGCTGTTCTAACGAGCAGTCTCTATCGTTTACTTTAGCACTGGAGGTGCGTTATGTTTAATATGTTTAGTGATTGCTGGAAAGAAGTACACTTGTCCAGACCAAGCGAAGAGGTTTGTGAGTGGTTTGAGTACTTGACAGAGGGTCAACAAGGGTCTGAAATAGAAAGGCTCTTGTTGATACTGAGCGAAACCCAAGAGATGGAGGAAGCTCAATTTCGCCATGACTTGAAGGCATTTGGCAAGTATGGAGACTTCACAGAGGCTCAACTAGAGCGATGGGGGGTGCTATGAACGATGCAGAAATGTTATTAGTAATATCTGGAGCATGCCTGACAGCTATTCCTTTTATAATCGCTTGGATTCTTATCAAGTAATACAGCCTATTGCTATCTTCAATAAAGATGGCAATGAGATGTGTTATTAAATACATCACGCTATCTGTAGTCATGAGGCTACGGAGGCACTTATAATAAAACAAAAGGTATAAATATCATGAAAACAACTTTCACACTAGCAGGTAACATTGCAGCACTTAAGTATTTCCCAGCACGTAACGGTAAGAAGTCAGTCACCAAGGTATCGGTGGCTCATAACTACCAAGTTAAGGGCGAGTCAAGAGCGGAGTTCTTCCCTCTTACGGCCTTTGAGAGTACTGCTGAGTTCTTGAACAATCATTTCAAGGTTGGTTCGCCTGTCATTGTTACGGTTACACCGACAATGGGTCAATCTCAAGAGTCTAAGTTCAAAGTGCCAGAGTTTACTGTGGCGCATGTTGACTTTGCTCCATCTAACAAGCAACAATAATACAACCTATTGCCATTTGTGAGGATAAAAACTTGCAGATGGCAATGAGGTGTGTTAAACTTACACCATAAGCAATTGATAATTAATAATAATAAAGGAGCATTAATATGCAACTACTAGCACCCGGCAAGTCCAATGCCAAACTTGAGAAAAGTAACGAATTAGCCATCGAAATGGCTATTAGAGGCCTTAAGAAGTACGTTACTTTTGGTCTTTCGTTGTACCCAGACCCTATCTTGTGTCCAAAGCAAGAGCAAGCTGGATGCACGGAGGGATGCTTAAGATCAGCAGGTCATGGTAATTTCCCAAATGTAATCAAAGCTCGTAAGGCTAAGGCTGAGTTATTTCACAAAGACCGCAAGACATTTATGATGATCTTGAGAGGTGAGCTTGCCAAGATACAAATAAAATGCCAAAAGAAAGGCGAAATCCCAGTTGTTCGACTAAATGTTATTTCGGATGTCAACTGGTTCAAGGTCGTGGAAGAGTTCCCGGACATTCAGTTCTATGACTATACTAAGGTTGGCAACAGATCCAACAAGGTACTTCCTAGCAATTATCATCTTACATACAGCTACAGCGAACACTCTGAAGAATATCTCAAGTCTCTGGAGCATGTGTGGGATACAGATAATAACATTGCCGTAGTATTCAGAACAAAGATATTCCCTAAGACCTTTAAGGGTCGAAAGGTAATTGATGGAGATAAGCACGATATGCGATTCTTAGATGAGAAACGCGTTGTCGTTGGATTGTCAGCCAAAGGGTCAGCAAAGAAAGATACAAGTGGCTTTGTGATTGACACAATTAGTAAGTTAATAAACCTATAAGGAGTAAGAAATGAAAAGAGAAGGCACATATACAGTATGGGTTGGTGGCGCAGAGGTTGTTAATCACCTTGTTTGTAAAGAAACAGCGTTACGCATCAAACAGAGTTGGACTGACAACGGATATGATGACGTTAAAGTGGTAAATTTAGCGTTGAACTTTGAAGAGGAGGTGAATTGTGAGTAAGGAACAATGGTTAGCAGACCGACAATACTGCATGGATGAGGTTTTCGATGATGGTATTCATTGCGAACACTGCGAGCACTGCGTTCATCTAACTGAGGATATGTCTGGCGAGGGTCATTGGCTATCCACTAGAGAATGTGAAGCCCAAGGAGATCCCGACAGATGTATCGGGGTTGAAATAGAGTTCATAGATGGTATGTACGCATGATTATCATACTTTTAGGTTTAATCACTCTCTTGATAGCCTACTGTATGGTGGGCATCAAGGAAACAGCTAATAAAATTAATAAGAAAACACAGGAGAAATACGATGTCAACAAGAACATTAAATAGAAATCAAGTGAAATTACTTAATAAATGGGCGGTATATAACCACTGGGATGAATTGCCCGGTGATGTTAGGCTTAAACTAGCCAAGCTAGGCTCTTATGAGTCGTTATGGATGGATGCGAGTAGATATTTAGGAGATTTGAGATGAAAGCATGGACAGGAAGTAATCGAGGAAGATTTATCAAAGTGTTTCACCAATTTACTGATGATGTAAGGCTGATTGGTGTGTTACTGTCTTTTGGTAAAGAAACGATGGAGGTTCGCTCAATCACCGGCAAGTGTTTAATTCACACAATAGAATTAAATATAACATCTTCAGAGATCATCTCTCCGCTTGATGCGATGAATGAGTGTATGGCTATCATGCTCAATGAGAGGGCAGCAAAACAAGAAGCAAAAGATACGGGTGACTCTGACATCTACGAGGGAGGTAACGATCGTTTTGTCTTTACAGACTTGAACGATGATGACTACATCGAAGAAGATGAGCCTGATGTTTACATAGAAGAAGATGTAGAATATGCACCCAATCACTGGACCAAAACAAGGAGAATTAAATGAAAAGAGGTAGAAAGGCTGTAGTGCACACACTTCCAGATGGTTTTAAAGTAACAGTCAATGAAATAAAGGAGGTTACTGGTCTTAAAACTAATGGCGCTGTAAGGTATAGGCTAAGAAAAGCCCAAACTAAAGAAGAAATCTTTAAAAAGGCCGGAACACAAAGCGGTAGGAGAGTGTATGCAAAACTTAAGACGTACATTTTGTCAAATGGTGACGAAATAAACTATAAAGATCTTATGGTGAAGTGTAGGTTGAATGAAGCCGCAGCAAGGTCAAGATTAAACAAATATGATGACCCTGTAAGGGTATATGCGCCCAAAG